TGCCGTCAGTGAATCGCCCAGTGATAAGCAGAAGCAAGCATTCGGCGTGACCCGCGACGCTGAACTCATCGTAACACTGTCGACAAAAGAATTAGAGGACAAGGTGTTGGTGCTTGAACGCGAAAAGGGATGGTTCATGTTTGGCGATAACGAATACGAAATACTGTCGATTGATGCGAGGCCCGACCTGTTCGATACGTCAATCGCCACGATCGTGTCATGTAAGCGCAGGAAACCGTTGATGTCATGAGCACTATCGAAGTAAAACTATTGGGTGAATGGAAGGACGTAAAGCGAACGTTCACGTTGTTACCGGTATTTGCCAAGAAGTTGCGTGAGAACGTGGCCGACGCAATAGCCAACCGATACTACGAGGAGCTGGTAGGTCACTTCAAGAATCAGGATTTACCCCTCAGACCGCTTAACGAATGGTATCGGCAATGGAAGGAAAAGAAGGGATTAGACGCCCGAATCCTGATAGCCAGTGGCGAAATGATGGGAGCAATTCAGCTCTATAATATAGGGCCGGGAGAAAGATTCGTTGGCATAAAGGGCGGTAAAAAACACCGACGTTCCGGGCTCGATGTAGCGTTTCTGGCCTTGATACATGAGTATGGAACACGCAGGGGAAGTATGCAGGCGCGACCAGTCTACAGATTGACCCTCGAAGGATTGAGGCAGCACTTGGGGGGAGTGCTGCAAAAAGTAAGTGACGAAACACGAATTGAGGTATTTGGACGATGATACGCGACTTGATGACAGTACATAATGCCTTTTACGATGCATGCGTTAACAAGAAATTGACCGGTTCTACTGTCGTTATTCCGGTCGTGTTTTTCAATGACCAGCCCAAACTCAAGGGAAAGCCAAACTATCCGGGCATCGTGTTTCAAGCATTTGTACCAAAGCCCGGCTCGAAGGTATGGGTTGAACCAACGCAAGAGTATGATGCCGAGAATAAATCCGTGACGATTGACCAGGCACCCGAACAACTGATCTTTACATATCAAGTGACCTTCGAAGCTGACCGATTTGACCATGCGAACGAACTCTTCCTCATCGCATCGAAGATCTGTCAGCAAAGAGATGCACAACGATACATTACGATTGATGGTGACACCTTTGACGTCGAAATCACCGACACGATTGACATGCCGCAGCTTGAGGGTGGTGTATTCCAGTGGATTTTTACCTATCGACTGGTTATTCCGATACACCTTGTAGATCCAGTTGTGAAAACTGCCATTAAACAGGCTACTATTAGCGTTCAAACAATGTAGGAGCAGAATCATGAAAGAGAGCAAGGAAAAAAGAAATTCAACGGAATCGGATGCGCCTAGCATGAAAACCGTTGTCGTGAAGAATGACCGAGATCAAACCGTGCCGGTGTCGGGATTCTGCGATGAAGTTGTGTTCGCACCCCATGAACAAAAGGAATTGCCCGAAGCGATATTGGCCATTCCTCATTTCCAAGATTTGGTACGAGCAAGTATTCTGAAACTGATCATTTAACGAGGAGAAAATCATGAACGTAGGCATGAACATTATCGAAAGAGATTCAGCTGATGCGGCTCGGGTTGTTCCGAGTGACATTTTCAGCATGGGAATGGCGTTTACATCTCGACGTGGCCCTGTCGATGTCGCTGTTCCTATTTACAATCCCACCGACGACAAGAAAGTCTTCGGTGAGTATGGTTCTTCATACCTCGGTGGGTTCATGCGCCGTGGATTGTATGCCAACTGCCGCGAATTCGGTGCAACCGTTTGGGGAGGTCGTGTCATTGGTGCATCTGGCTCTGTCAGCGCAACCAAAACGTTCAACGATGCGACGAAGGGGTCGTGGGTGTTCACGTCTGGCTGGTATGGTCACCCGAGTCCCGGTGCCGATGGGTGTAATGTGTACATCGAAATCAAGGTGAACGTTGCCGATGCCAATAAACGCGACGTCATCGTGTCATACAAAGGCCCCAAGGATTTCGCACCCGTCATGAAGGAGGTTCACGAATACCTCGACAACACCAGCGTTGTCAATGAATTCCTCAAGAAGTCTGGTTGGGTAATCTGTGCATTGGCTACCGGTGCCACAACCGTTCCGGTTGTTGCTGCTCAAACAGCACTCCTCGGAGGACTTGATGGGATTGCACCAACAGATTCCGACTATATTGCCGCGTACAGCAGGTTCAACGGTATCAACATCCCGTTGATTATGAACGCTGACCTTCACGCCATTGCATCGGCTCAGTCGTTGCAGACATATGTTGAGGGTCTTGGCGTTGCAATCGGGCTCATTGCATCCCCCCAGGCCGCGTCGATCACGACCCTCGCATCAACGTATGCTCCATTACTTAAGAGCAAGAGTTACCTCGTTGGAACGCGTGGGTGGGGAAATGTTGACGACGAAAACGGTGGTGTAATTGCCATCCCGATGATGGCTCATGCTGTCGGTGCTGCATGGATTCGCAAATGCGTACAGCGTGGTGGCTTCCCATGGATTGCCCCTGCTGGCGACACGACTGCACTTCGTGATGTCTACGAATTGGAGTTCCCGTTCTACTCTGCCACAGACGTTAACAATTCAGTTGCCGCTGGATTCAACCCGGTTCAATGGGTGCAGGGTAAGGGATTCATCGTGCGGACATCACGGACATTCTCAACGTTGCGAAAGCATTACTCCGCGCACGTTCGCAGAATGACCAACTGGATGATCGCCAGTTTCCAAGGCAGCTTCATGTGGCTTGAACAAGAACCGCCTGTGAAGAAAACGTACGACAAACTCTCTGATTCGTTGACGTTTTTCGCGCAGGACGTATACAAGAATGGTGGACTCAACACGCGCGGTGGATACGAGAACAACGCCAAAGTGAAGTGCGACGAAGAGAACAACACGCAGGAGATCGCAGACAATGGTGGAATCGTCGCCGACTTCTCCTTCCATCCTGTTGAAGCAATTGAATCTGGAACCATCAACATCTTCCAGACACGCGACGATCTCAAAGTAACTGAAAAATAAACCAATGTCTCTCCGAGAGACACGGAAGGAGTAATAGCTATGCAACCTAACGATTTGATGCCCAACAATGGATGGATTATGGAGTTGCCGGGACTGACCAGTCCCCAATTCCATAAGTTGCAGGGATTGTCCACGAAGACTGGCGTCATGACAATCGTTGATGGTGGTTCGAACCAGACCTACAGTTTCAGCGATGGGATTGAAGAGAATGGCCCCATCACGATTGTCCGGACCCGCGATGGCAGTGGTGATGACACGACATTTGCCAACTTCGTCCGAAATGTTCGGCTGAGTGGCAAAAAGGTGAATGGAACATTTACCCAGTATCGTCATGGTAAAGTCGCCATGAAGGTATTGTTCACCGGCTTGCTGATGAACGATTACAAGGTGTCTGATTTCGACACTGCTGGCAAAGGTGACAGTGCAAAGTCCGACCAGACCTATGTCGCACAGGTTGATCACTGGGAGGATGCGTACAACACCGTCGCCACCAAGTCGACGTTGTCAGCGAACTCTGCTCAGTAGTAACAAGGCTGGTGTATCGCCTGATGCACCAGCCTTGTCTTTCGTCAGGGGTAATGGGGACACCGTAACCATCAAACCACAGGAGTTCAGTATGCTGCAAAAGATTTTGCCAATAGGCTTCACTTACCATGAAACACAATGCCGAAAGTTTGAAGTGAACAAGATCGATGGCTTCATGGAGCGCATCATTCACAACGAACAACTCAAAGCTGAAAAGCCACAGAAATGGATGGCGTCGCTTCTGTCATGCTTGCTTCACGACATCGAAGGCAAGTCTGTGTCTAGCGATTTCTTTGAATCAGACGGTAAGAAGATTCCCGATATCGTTCGACACATTCCCCTAGTCGATGCTGGTCTCATTTTAGTCATGGGGCAGATTGAAACCTACGGACCGATGCTGATCGGGCAACATACGCAATGCGGATGCCGACACGTCAATATCGTCGATGTTGATCTTTCGAACATGACGATGCCGGATGTCGATTTCACCGCTACGCCAATGGATGAAATCGCCACACATCTGCAGACTGGCTGGAAACGAATTGTTGACACCTCGAAAGCAGGTCAGAAGGAACTCGGATGGGAAAAAGAGGTATTTGACGAGTTCGTTTTTGGCATCCCTACGGTCGGTGACGCACTGAACAATGAGAAGCATTTTCTCGCTTCACGAGTACTTGACTTCCAAGTCAGGATTGTGAATGACCGATTGAAACATGTGCGGTCTTCCAAAACGGGCTTTGTGATGCCGAATGATATGTTCGAAGCGTACAAGGCAGGTTTCATGTTCTTTGCGGACCGCGGTGGTTTGTTTGCCAACGACCGGATGATTGTACGCGACACACTCAATCGATTGCCACAGGTCAACTTGGCCATGCAGGTGACGTGTGAAAACTGTCAGCATGATTACAATGCCGGAGTGAACTACCAGTCTTTTTTCCCTTTAGTGAGTTAGCGGCTCTGTTCTTCAACGACGACTATGAATACGGCGTCGAGGAACAGATGTATATCATTTCCCGGATGACAGGATACGCAAGAAGTGATATCCTGTCGCTAACTCGAGATGAACGAATCCGGATGTTTGAAAGAGCAAAGGTGGACCTCGAAGGCGAATATGAGTATCGGAAAGCCCTACTGACACTCATTAACCGTCTTGGCGGAGCGTAACGGAGAGAATTGTGAACGGACTGAATTTAGGCTTGGCGATCAACATAGCTGACAACGCTACGGTCAACGCCAACAAGATTTCGTCGTCGATCGACAAGTTGATGAAGTTGGTTGATCGGATGCCTGGTGAAACGACAAAGGCGACGACCAGTGTTGACCACCTCAACCGAGGGCTTGGCACCACCACCACCAATTCAAACAGGGCGGGGGCTGGTATCAGTTCGTTTTCGCGACACCTTCAAAGTGCAGAACCGCACCTCTTTAGTTTCCGCGCTGGCGTCATTCGACTGTTCCCATACGTTTCATTGCTCGGTGGAATCTACGCCGTGAAGCGAGGACTCACCGACGTTATCGGTTCGACGCGAGAATTCTACTATTCGTTGGCGAACATGCAGGCCGCTACTGGTTTCGACAACAACCAGATGAAGATGTTGGAAATGCAAATGCGGTCAATGGCCGTTACCGGCAGGTTCTCCGCGAAAGAGATTGCGGATGCTTCGTATGACCTCTCGACCACGATGCCAATTCCCGCCGAACAATTAAGTGGCTTGACCAAGGCCGTTTTGAACTACGCGACTGCGACACAGTTTGGCGTTCAGGAATCCGGACAGGATATGTTGTCGTTGCTGGCTCGACTGAACCGGCCCGTTTCGGATGCTACGATTCTGTTCGACCAGATGGCGCTCGCCACCAACATCACAAGTCTTAACGCGCGGCGATTGTCCGAAATGCTAAAGGTTGTAGGGACGGAAGCTACGACCATGGGAGTCCCGTTCAATCAGTTGTTGGCCTTGATGGGGACCGCTGATTTGTATTACAAGGGTGGTGAGGGTGGCACTAGGCTTCGCATGATGTTCCAAATGTTGGCCGAAGGAACCAAGATGCACGAAGCCGTACTGGGGAAATACGGCTTGACACTTGCCGACGTTGACATCAAGAGTCAAGGACTCATAAAGGTTATGCAGAGATTACGTGTCATCCCGTACGGCGACCTTACCCGCATTGTCGGTGGCTATTCTGCCGGTCTAATCATTAGGCTGTCCGCCGATACCAAGAAGATTGCAAAACTGCAGGAACAGTTCACCGAAGAACTCGCCAAGGGAACTGGTCAACGCATGTCTGACGTCCAGATGGCGACACTTGATGGAAAGATGAAGAGATTTCAAAACATCCTCACCGAATTCCGCATTGGGATAGGTGATTCTCTGCAAGGGCCGTTGATGAAGTCGTATGACAAAACCAATGACTGGTTGACGTCCATTACAACGAAGATTCAGCAGAACAAAGGTGTGCTCGACACGATGTTTGGGTGGTTGATGCACACGGTCGACAAGATTGGGGAGAAACTTGGTGGATGGATACAGGCAGCTGGTCGGTGGAGTGGACTGCTTGCCGATAGCGTTCAGGAATCACAAGCCATGATGAAGGCGCACCTCATTCCATTCTTAGTCTTTTTGGAGGTTATGCGAATCCGGGTAGCAAGTTTCTTGGAAGGATTCGGTAGTGGATTCATTGACACGTTCGGACTTGCCTACCGAATGGTCAACATGCTATTGACACCGTTCGCATGGCTGATCGATACCCTGATTCCAAATGGCAACGACGGAATGAATACGGCTGGCTACTTGATTGGTGTTACTGCTGCTGCCATGACAGTTCTTACTGCTGGAACATGGTTGCTTGCCCATGCATTAGCCGCAGTTGAATTTGCGTTTTCGGCTACCGTCTGGCCGATCGCCCTTGTCATGGCAACATACTATGCCTTTAGGACTTTGTTCAAGGACGTACCCGTCTGGATGAAATGGGCCACGTTGTTTGCCTTTGCCATCCTTTCATTCGTCAATCCGTTGGTTGGTCTTCCGCTTCTTATCGGAACGTTAATGGGGAACATGGATGATTTTGTCGATAGCATTTTGGTTGGTATCTGGAAGTTTCTCAGTGTCATCGACAAGGTCGCAAACTTCGTCGGACTTGATTGGAATCTTGCTGGCTTCGTCAAGATAGACGAGATTTCTTCGCGTTGGGCAAAGCGACACCCGCACCCTGGTGACGATACCGCACCCGCGGCCGTTGGACAAGAAGTACCAACAAAGTTGATTTCACCTCATTCATTTATGCCGACGCCTCCTATGCAGGGGACGGAAAAGTCAACACCTGCAACCGTTGGGTTGGAAGGGTGGACAAAGTTGGTAACCGCACCCGCAGCCGTTGAACAAGAAGGACCAACAAAGTTGATTTCACCTCATTCATTTATGGCCACGCCTACGAGGCAGGGGACGGAAAAGTTAACATCTGCAACTGTTGGGCTGGAAAGGCGCACAAAGTTGGTAACCGCACCCGAGTTATTTGACGTGAAACGATACGTTCCTCCCCCGGCCACCATTAAAGCCGATGCACTCGGCTCAATGACTGTCACTGGTGGTATTCATGTGCATGTAGCTGGTGATTCCGATGCAAAACAGATTGCCGCAAAACTCTATCCGGAACTGGTGAAATGCCATAAGGAATATCAAAAACGATGAATTCAGTCAAAGGTATCATAGCGAATCCAAAGGCAGGCTTGATGTTCAAATTTCAGTTCAACCCGCACGAAATGAACATTCAGAAACCTGTCAATTACGAACTGAGGACTCCCCCGGGATGGGACAGGCCAATCATCGAGTACAGTAACAACGGCGTCAAGACGATTGAATTTGACATTGTTGCCGATGCCACCGATGGGTCTGCGTCCACGGTGAATTTTCAATTTGCCAAACCGTATGGTGTCCGGGACGTTATCGCCACGCTCGAAAGTTTCATGCTTCCCGAATCTCCACTCGACCAAATGCCTATGTTCGACAAGCGAAAGTTTGTAGCGCCACCGCTTTGTTATTTCATTTTTGGGCTCAGGTGGGCCAAGACAGTATTGGCCGAAGCGCCTATTCGTGAAACGCTCTACAGTTCCCTGACGTTGACGCCACAACGACTGTTTTCAAGGTTGAAGTTCATGGTTGTTGAGGAGGGAAGTGCCTATGAACTCGAATCCGTTCAGCGTGTTATACTTGCCCGCGCAGGTGCCGTTACCAGTGCGATCGGAGTCGTCGGCAATGTCGGTAGCACGTTAGCCGAGAGGATACAATGATTGATAAGAACAGCACACTCATAACTGACGACCTTGGTACGCGGCCCGGAATTCGTAACAGGATAGATGCCCGTAAAACCGTTGAGTACCACCTCAGATACGAGGATGTCAACACAATCACCGGTCTGCATCCCCTGGAGCAGTTGGCGCTCAAGCTCTATGACGACAGTCGATACTGGTACGTTATCGCTGACGTCAATCCGGTTCGAGATCCCACAGAATGGAAAGTCGGAGATGTCATATTTTTGCCACTCGACGATCTCACCACCATGGTCAGAAGGGTGAAAGATGAACAGTTGGTTTAAATTAGAGGTGATGTTGCCTGACCGTCCGATCGGTCCCGGTATTGATGACGTTGGCACTATTTTCGACATAACCGATAATGTTGATGGACGCGTGACGTTGGAGGAAACTGCCGACCTACTCGACAGATTGACGTTTACGCTCAAGAGAACCGAAACCACAAGCATATTTCGATTTATGGACCAGTTTGTCGAAGGATTGATGGTAAGGTTGTGGTTCGGACCAATGGATGGAACCAGACGAATCAATCGGGATATGGAAATGTTTGTTGGCTATCTCGCATCGTTCCGACCCGGATTCCCCGACAGTGGCCACCCCAACCTGTTCGTTACTGCGTACGACCCTTCATGGTTGCTTTCGAAGCACTCACCTGTTGCACCTGTTTCATATCCATCTGCCACCGAAGGTGACACGACCTATGAGAATATCGTTAAGCTCGTTATGAAACGGTACGTTGGAAGACTTGACATGCAACGAATTGAAATCCCAAGTGATTACGCCAAGGTCAAGGTTTCTGCCAAAGCACCGATCGTGCAGAGTCAGGATGAGAGTGATTGGAAATTCTTGAAACGACTTGCCCATGGTGACGAAGATAGTGCGAAAGACAAAGCATTTCCTGGACTTGACTGCATTGTGTATGTCGACATCATTGATGGAGTGCCTAAGTTGTTTTTTGTTCCGGAGGCCGAGAAGATGAAGGATGTCTCGCCTCTCAGGTTTGTGTATCCTCTGTATGGCTCCGAAATACCGATGTCGATTAACCCCTTGGCATCTGATGGTGCTTATCTGATTGAATCGGCCAATGTCGATGACAACCCCGATGACAAGGCAGTTCCCACCGTAAGTGTGCCAGCCGATGCATTCAAGGATGTGTTGTCCGAGGAGGAAATTCAGTCCGTTGATCAGAATGGTGGCGTTCAACTCACGACCGAAGAGTATTTTGATTCGTTTGAAATTGACTACAAGGCTATCGAACGCGATGAGAAGGCGCATAAAATTACGTGGGGTGCCAGGGCGTTCGCTTCCGGCGAGGTAGGATGGGAACAAGTGAAGCAATACGTGAAGCTCAAGATTGTTCATATCCCTGCCGGCATGAGGAGTCCGTCGACCGATGTTCCATTGACGAAGGAACAGTTGGAAGATCCAGTGAAACGAAGAGATGCCATTCTCAAGAAGGCCGGGAAGAAAAGAAAGAAGCGAAAGGATGCTGGCATGCACCTAACACTTGAGATCGCACACGGCAACTATCACGTTCGCCCCCGGAAGGTATACGACATCGTTGGGCTTGGTGGGAAGTATAGCAGTAGCGACAAAAGAAAGTGGTTTGCCGACGTTGTCACGCATGTGGTCGGAACCAACTACAAACAATCGATAAAATTGACGCAATAAGTTTTTTTGTCTGGCAACTATTCATTATATCAAACATTTGTTAAAAGTGCCTACAATGTTAAATCTGTGGTATTACGGCAAATCTAACGACATCCCCTAACGACCATGTTTCTAGCGCGAATATCAAAAGATGATTACACGTTGGACGCCGACAAGATTGGGTGGCTCATGGTCGTGTACAAGGGGGAGCTGCGGTGGGCGATGCCCAAAATGAGGTTCGGTGCATTCGAAATGCCTACGAAGGAATGGGTCGATAAGTATGGAGATCTCGTTGGTGTCTGGATAGTTGGACAAACTACCCCGGACGAGCGCGAGAAGGAATCGTTTTTAGTGTGGGACGGATTCACGTTTCTTGCTGGTAAGGTTACGCAGGAAGCTTTGGAGGATTTTCCATACGTCAGGATGTTTTTCACTGAGAACTGGACCATGTTGTTTAACGACACTGCCGACAAGAATTTATTCAAGGTGGTTCACCTGGATGGCAGCATCATCAAATTAGATCGGACGAAGGATGCTGAATCGTTTGAGGTGTTCGATGCCAAACTGGGCAACCGTCAAGTGTGGAACAAGGATGGCATGACCGTTACGGATGCGTTTGGCAACCTATACAAATGGACGAAGGATGGTGCCTTGTTTCAAGATGCCAATGGCAACGTGATCTCGATGACAAAAGAAGGCTTCAAGGTGAACGATGACTTCGTTGTGTTGAAACCGATGCTCGATTGGCTGTTGAAGGTGGCGTCGACGTTTGGCATGGGAAACATGAGTGCCCCCGTTCCGATACTGCCGGCCAACGTAACGTCGCTGAATCAGGGCATCAACGGTAAAAAGAATTTTGTCTCTAACAAGTAGGCTCGACTATGGCAATGGATAGCGATCGTGCAGCCAAGAATGCAAATGAGGACTACTTCAATAGTCACATGAAGACGGCCCTTGACGCGGCCAACATTCCTGCTGATGCCCAGAACCAACTCAAGGCCGAAAACCTTGCACTGGTAATGTCGGTCTGCAAGGCCATCATCAATGAGATTGTCGAGCATGGAGAAACACCGGTCTCTGAGGCTGTCAACGGAATTCTCAAAGCAATCAGCGGTGCCACGTTTACCCCGCAGGATGGTGGTGCCACATTGAAGTCAACGATTGTCGCGGCGTTGCCACAAACGGTTTCAGAGAAGATAAAATGATTCTAGCGTATCCATTCACCATATCGGATTCAGGGGTGGCGATTCGCTCCGACAGCGTAAGGGCTCAGATTGCCATGTTGCTCAATACCGTTCCCGGTTCACGGCTCAACGATCCTGATTATGGATACGACGTCATGAGTATCGAACAAGAGGCAATTGGCGACGTCTTCTCTCCTGAGCGGACATTGTTTGTGGTCTTGTTGCAGGAAAAGTTTGCACGATATATCCCTGACGCCATGATCACGGATGTAACGTTTGAACCTGGTCTTTCAGAAGGACAAGTCACCATCAACATTTTCTACACGGTTAAGTCGTCAGATAACAAGGACGCGTACGTATGGCAACCAAATACAAGTTTACCATAACGGATCTCAGTTTCGATTCGCTTGTTGAGTCTTGTCGCAACCTTGCGGCAAGTTATTTCCCCTCATGGCAATTCGACAATCCAAACGATCTTGGACGTTTTGCCCTCGACCTATACCTTCACGCCGTCGATAGTGCCCTCTGGGTTATCAATGCGTGGGTGAATGAATTCAACATCATCACGGCTCGAGAACGGCGTAATGTTGAGTCACGCGCGAAAGCTCTCGGCTATCCCGTCAAAGGACTTGTTGCAGCCACCGGCAACGCAAGTCTGATATTCACTGCCCTCGGCTCACTCCGGAACGTCGATAAGTTTGCAATTCAATTGTCTGCCGATGGGGAGGATGGCAACAAGGTGTACTGCGAGAACAGTGCGGCCTTCACAATTCCTTCCAATATCACGACCGTAACGGTTGACATGGTTGAGGGGAAATCCTATCAGCAAAGTGCTACAGGGACAGGGAAACCGTTTCAGGAGATCTTGATTCGTGAACAGAGTGTTATTACGGGTTCCGTTGGTGTCACGGTTGACGGCGTTGAATGGGACGAAGTAGAAAGTTTTGCTTCTGCCCTTGCCGCCGACACGGTTTTCATGGTTGAGTGGGTTGGCGAAAGATTCGCTCGGATAGTTTTTGGGGACGGCGTGAATGGTGCGGTTGCTGGAACTTCACTCGCCATCGTGATCAGTGGAAGAATCGGTGGTGGAACGCGCGGTCACTTGCTCTCCGACACCATTAAGAAGGTCGAAGTTACTCCATACCCAATATCGTCTGTCAATGCAAACAGTGAACTCAGTGGTGGTCAGGACATCGAAGACATCGACAGAATCCGTGTTAACGGTCCCGTTCATCGGCGAATGTACGATCGCCTCGGGCAGATTCGTGACGTGAAACTGTACGTTGAATCGCTTGGTGGCGTCGCTCGAGGCAAGGCGTATCTCATTGGCAAGATGATCTATCTTCGCATCGTCCCCAATGGTGGTGGCATTCCCTCACAGCAATTATTGACCAACGTTCGGACCGCAGTGTTGGACAAAATCATCATGGGATATAGCATCACGGTTGCGGCTCCCGCTTACAAGACTGCTACGATCGCAGTTCATGGAACAGCAAGGTCGGGGTTACTTGTCTCTGAGGTGCAACTCTCGATACAGACTACAATTCTCAACAGGCTTAACACACTTGCCAAGGATGAAAACGGCGTATACCTCAATGATTTCGGACGCTACGTGCAGTTGGATGACCTGATTTACGCCATTCGTCAAGATGATTCGTTCAAGCCCGGCTTCGTCGTCACGGCACCTGTGAGTGCGATCGTGATGAATCCCGATGAAATTATTACGGATGTCGGAAGCACTGTCACTGTAACGATAGATGGTGGAAACGTCTACTCGAAAATTGTGGAATTCAAGGATGTGGAGGAATAAACAGTGATTCAGGATGCCAACACTCAAAAGTATCTCGACATCTTTGCCAATGTAGATGGTCAAATGAAGGCAGCGATTCGTAAGGCTGCATGGCTCGACGACGTGCAACGCTGTCCCAAGAATGCGTTGAAGTTTCATTTTGGTGAACAGGGATTGGCGTATCCCGACTTCCCCGAGGTGACCGACACGATTCTGCGGACGATCTTGCTGAATAGTGAATCCATTCATGCAAAGCGGTACACGTTGGCTGGTCTCGAAGCGTACATCGGATACTTCGTTGACGCCGGCGTTAACGTTACAGTCGTTTCCACGGCAAACAATTACATGCACCTTGGTGTCACCAACATTGGACTCCCCAATGCTGAAATGCTGGCTGACCAGAACAGTTGTTTTTATCTGTACAAGGACCAACCTCTCGCCATCACGATTACGTTTGCCGACACCGTGAGCAACGAGATGAAAGAATTCTTCGAGAAGACGTTGAAGTATGAATTTCCGTTTGGCGATAGTCTCGACGCGAATATCACCATAAATGTCCCCTGATAGGAGATAGTCCATGAGTGAACCCTTAAAACAAACCACCGAAGTATTCGATGAGAAGGTATTGAAGGTTGAATTTTTGTCCTTACCTGCTCAGCTGCCTGACTATGTTTTGAACCTAAATACCGAAACATTGTTCTACCGATTTCAAATGCTCATGGACAAAGTGTTCGGTCCCACACGCGTTGAAGGCTTTGGCGTTACGTTCGCCAACAACACCTTGACGCTCGCTACCGGTCTCGTCATGTCTGGTCCATACTTCATCAGACTTGCTGCACCCCAGACATTTGCCCTTGTCGCCCAGAGCCGGAAGTTCTTCGCACATATCGCAATTACGCGCATGACATCCGACTCGAATCCCGAGGTCGTAAACGTCAACCCTCCACTTGCACCAATGTCTTTGCCCGGCCCGAATCAGTACCGGTACACCGTCACACTTGTGTATGATGCGGTTGTTCCCGCTAATGATGGGAAGAACATCTACTTCAAAATTTGCGACGTGTCAACTGCAGGCGTCGTGACGAATCAGATGCCTCTCTTGTCAACCAAATTGGGCTCGATTGATTTCACAGACCTCGCTGACACTCACTTCACCAAGAAGGGGACTCGAGAAACAGAGTTTGTCGTTGGCTACGGTGTTCTCAATGGTGGGGCAGGCTACCGTGTGTTGCTGGAAAACAATGTCGCGCCACCGATTCCTAAAAACTTCCGCGTGGTTGATGTCGCGACATTAAGGTCGAAGTATGCTTCACTCGACATGGGTGATGCCATACCGCTTGGTGTCATAAAGGGTGTCAACTCGACCGATGTCGCTGTATATGTTCGATGGAACTGGGACGGCATCACTGGCATTGGTGGACCCAATAAGTTCACGATCGACAATGCTGCGTACAACGCCAATGGGTATTTTAGCGTCGATGCGTTAAAGGACTTCTACGTTTACATCCCGCAGATTACTACCAACTGTCGCATAACGAGTAATACGGCAACGGTCAACGGTACCACGGTCATTCAGGTTGTTGATGACGACGGTAACGCAATTGACCTTACCGGAACAACGGTCTTGGTTGGCAATCCTGCTCTGATTCACAGCAATGCCGGCAGTTACGAAATTGTCACGATTCCATACCAAGTCGATGGCGCCACACTCGACCGGTACGACCGAAGCGAAATGGCATTATCATACGCTGAAAGTCCTGTCCCCAATGATGCACAGATTCACATGACGATTGGCCAGAAGTATCTGGTAAAGTTGAGAGCCGTTAAGAATAGTGCATACAGTGATTGGGTTGTCCTTCCTGCAGGCTCGTTCACGAAATACACGTTGCCGCAACCATACGGCAACCCTTTCCTCGTTCAACTGCCAACAATTTCTTCAACGGGTGCATCGTTGGGTGTTGTCGCTACGCCCAACGGATTCAATGTCTCGGTTACCGGATGGGGTGAGGCGGCCTTCATCGAACTTTGCTGGACAACCGACAATGCTGGTGCTGATTTTGCGAATCCAAACCATGAACATCGCATGATCTCCACGCGTACTTACGATGTCACGACCAGTGGGTCACGTAAAATCAATGTGAAGGCACGTCCCATCATGGCTGGTCAGGCCGTTGCTGCAGCTCTGTCGAAAGATGTAACCAGCGGTTCTGCTGGCACATCTCCAAGCGACCAGAATGTTGCCCAGGTGTACGTTGACCTTCGGACATTCAGTGGCACTATGGCCGTCGACGTGCCGACGCAAGGATGGCTATTGTCCGCCGTCGTCACCCCTGCAGCCGGTATTCTGCCAATGGGCGCGTTGGACAAGACAATTGTTGGAAGCATTCTCAAGGACTCGGCTGGTCACGAATTCATCATCGACGAATTCTATGGGAGCATGAAGGTTGGCCTCTCGAATTTGACCGGTGCGAACCTCACGCCTGTCGCCGGGACATTCGATATTAACACGACGAAACGCGGCAGGCTTGTGTATCGTGAATTGAAGGGTCTCGACCTCGAGTTGACCGATGGATTCGTTGATTCAGATGTATTGAAGGGAGCTGGTTGCGTGGTGCGTGTCTACCAAGAAGGTGCCACGGGCGAATCTCAGGCTGACAGTTGCGTTGTGAGTCAGTCCGACACCGGGTTCCCCTTGACAACCGATATCGTTGTTTCGCAGAAGAATGGTGCACGGTATTTGGTCATCGATCTCTTCGACCCGAACGGCGCCCTGAACAAGAGTGGTTTCACCGGCACCATCTCGATTCATGGAAGACCATATATCCAAGTCAAAAGTGCAAACGTAGCATCGTAAGGAGTACTCGTGGACCTAACATACAAAATTGAGGGTGGTAATGTCTTGTTCTATGGAACGAAGTTGCGGCGCGACAACGGCGCGGTTGTTGCCGGCTGTTACGTCGTCCTCTGCAATTATGGTGATGGCTCGATCGTTGGACGGACAACGACAAACGAACGCGGTGAATACAGGTTTTCGCTTGGCGTGGATGTCGTTCCATCGGGCAAGTTTATTGCTCGGTTCTACGGAAGTGGTGTAATTGAAAACCTTCCACCCGAGGGTGACTGGGAAATCCTCACGGTCGTTTCTGAAAACACCGAAGCCCTTGTCCTGAATGATGACTTAGTGGTTGGCATCAGTGAGGGGTCTGCAATCGTCGACGTCAACAAGTCTCAGTTTGCAGTCGGGATTCTGTCGATCACGAATATCAGTATCCTGAGTGGTGTGTTGAGCGAGGTAGAGGTGTACGCCAAGTTGAGTTCCGAAGCTGACTACGTTTTTGTGCAGAGTGTCCCAACCAAGATCGTGGCAAATGCCATAAGTCAGAAGTTTGTTTTTTCACTCCGGTCTAAGACCGTTGGCTTCGACTTCATGCTGCGGATGAAAAGCGGTGGTGGCGTAATTGGCAAACTCGAAAATGGAGACGATGCCGTGTTCATGTTCACCAACGTTACAATCAACGGCGTGGATGATCTTGCGGAACTCTACGAAGTAAGAGACCTCGAAATTATCAATGCGACCAATGGCGAATCCGGTATCGTCTATTCAACGTTTGCTGAGTTGCGGTGGGAGGATATTCGCAATGTCGCACAGGGATACTTCCCAATCATCACGCGAGATGGATACAGTGGTGCAGATCAAATGCTGACGTTTGAACAGGCGCAAATGGTTAAATCGTTCGAGGTGTACATGTATGTCACGCAATCATCTACTCCACCGGCACATCAGTATCCCGGTTCTGGTGGGTCGTGGTTCTACATTGGTTCATTCGAAACACCTAATGCGGTTGTAAGATGTCCCAAGAATTCAAAGGTTGCCTTCTGGGTTGGCATGAAGACTGGAAGTACCGTTTC